AAGCATTTTTACCTAAAGCTGTGTTACTAGCACCTGTAGTATTTGCATATAAAGCATCAAAACCGATTCCTACATTATTAGCACCAGTAGTATTAGTAAACATAGAACCTCTACCAACTGCTGTATTTCCTCCAGCTGTAGTATTATTAGCTAATGAATTCTCTCCAACAGCTACATTTTCTTCACCAGTAGTATTAGCTGCTAAAGCAGATTTACCAAAAGCACTATTGCTATTAGCAGTAGTATTTGCGATTAAAGCAGATTTACCAACTGCTGTGTTATTACCACCTGTAGTATTTTTGTCCAGAGCTTCATGACCAACTGCAACATTATCAGACCCAGTTGTTGCAAGTCGCATAGAGTGCATACCAAGAGCTGTATTAGTTACTGCTGTAGTTGCTGTTTGTAATGCAGCGTGACCTAGTACTGTATTAGAGTGTCCATTAGTTATTTCTCTCCCTGCATACCTACCAATAAGAGTATTATTATATCCATCTACATGGTCGTGTCCTGCAAAAGCACCAAACGCTGTTAGTGTTGTAGTAGTTTCTTTACCTGCTTCATTACCCACTATTGTATTGTCACCTGTAGTAGTAATAGCATTTCCTGCTTCTGTTCCAACAATAGTATTAGTCCCACCTGTTGTTATAGCTAGTCCTGCTTCATCACCTATTACTACATTACGAACACCAGAAGTTATAGGTTTACCTGCTTGATAACCTATGGCTATATTCTTTTGTCCTGTATTAACTCCAGTTCCCATTGCTTCTACACCTAGAGCAATATTGCGATTACCTGCAGTATTAGCTCCTAAAGCAGTCTTACCTATTGCAACATTGTTATCTCCAGTTACAGCTGCATCTAAAGCATCATCACCAAGAACTGTATTATTTGCAACAGAATTAACTCCTTTACCAACAGTAACTCCGTTAATGACTGCATCATTAGATAAAGTTAGGTTATCATTAGCATCAAGCACTGCTGCTTTTTCAGCAGGATAAGTACAAAAAACATCACTTGTACCAGCTAAAGTAATTTTACTTCCACTGTTACTAGATTCTAATACAGTGTCCCTAGACAAAGTTGTGCCTGAAGCTGTATAAGTTCCTAAACCTACTTCATAATTATTATTACTTTCAATAGCGTAGTAGGTTGCATTTCCATTACCTATAGCAGCAAAAGATTGAAAACTTGCAACTGCACCAGCTAATGTAATTGTACCTGTGCCTGTTGTCGTAGTGGTTTCTTTTACTCTATCTTTTACAATAAGAGCCATAATTTTTCCTTATGCTAATTCTACAGTTAAGTTACCAGTAGTGATTTTAAATATGTCACCTGTATCAATAGTTTTAGAAGCATCTAGAGCTGTGTGGTATAACATATTGCCACCAGTAGAAGCATCCCATAATCCTATCCATCCAACTACACCCCATGTTGAAGTACAGGTTGGAAAAGTTACATCTGCATCTGTAGCAACTAAACCTGATGTGCCTGAAGCAGTAGCAAAAGAAGCAGCAGTTCTAGCATAAGAGCCACCAGAAACTTCTGTGCCTGTTCCAGCATCTGTTGGGTCTGCTGTGTGTAAAGATACATATGGATTGTTTACTGCTGTAAAAGCAGTTCCATTAAGTGTTAAGTTAAGAAGTTTAACTTCTAAATAATCCGACATTTCAGCCATAATAATTTACCTCGTTGAGTTAGTTATAGTAAGTGGTTGAGCAGGGTATTCAGAATCGTCATCACTCTTGCGTAGAGCTGTGACTCCTCTGTCATACATACTTGCCCATGTGTTAAGTCTTTCATCATTCATCAAATAAGGTTCAGCCTCACCTAGTGCTGCGTATAACAATAAATCAGGTGTGTTAGCTAACCAAAGGTTAGATGAATTAGTGTCGCTTAAATATTCTGGTTGATGAAAGTAAACCATTTGAAGCGTGTAAACACTGTCAGGGATTGGAGCAAATTGAAACTCTGCACCTAACAGTGTGTAAAAATTAGGTAATCCAGAAACAGCAGTATGTGCATTTCTAAAGAAATTACTAGTAGATAAAAATTTAATTGTTTGTGGTGGGTTGCCTTGTAAATGCAAATCTTTAATAGCTGTAAAGTCTGAAGGTAAAGATACAGTAGCATCACCTGCTGTAGTAGATGCAACAGCAACTTTAATTAATTGTCTTATGCGTAAATCTCTGACAAGTCTATCTTCAGCTAATCTTATAAACTCTGGTATCTGGGTTGTTAAATCAGAACGAGCTAAATAATCAGCTATAGTCGCTTGTAGCGTTGTGTAATCTGTAAAAAATGCCATTTAGATTCTACCCTGTTTTGTTCTAAAAAACCTATTGTCTGGATGATTTAAAAATTCTTTAAATCTCTTTAAATCTATTACATTAAATCCTTGCATAATCTTTTTATGATTTAAGTCATCAACAACTGTCATTGGTATAGATGCAATTTTGTTATCAAACATATCATCACCCCATTTTGATGATGAAGTAATAATTTCTTCTTTGTTCATTTCAACAATGTCTGTTACATCTTGTTTTGTTTCTATCACATAACCATCATTATCATGGTCATCGTGTTTTGTTTGGTGTCTATATTTTATTGGTTTAGACCAACTGTTTTTATATTCTTTTTTATCTTCCATAATCTTCCTTAAAAGATATGCCCACCGAAGTGGGCTATATCAATACTTAATATTTAATTAAGCTGTTAAATCAGCAACAATTGCATGAGCTGCTTCGTTACTTACTTGCAGAGTTAATTCTGTAAGCATTTGATGTTTTTCAGCATCACCTGTTTTAGCTAATAGATTAGACTGGAATGGTCTTAAAGTTGCTAAAGACAACATTGTTGGGTCTAAAATAAGAGCCTGTTCACCATTATTTGCTGCATAATCAGAAGTCATAAATCTTTCTGGAATTACTGAAAGCATACCGAAATCTGAAAGATACACATCTGCTGCACCTACAATAGCGGCTGCTTTTGTAGTAGTACCTGCATTAGGTGTAGAAACACGATTAGCTGCAATACCAGTAAAAGCTGATACTTTAACTTTTTGGTTTGGTGGAACAACTAACATAGTTGGAGTACCACCTGCATTAAACGCTGCTTTCATAGCAGTTTTTAAAGATGCTTCTGTAAACGCTGCTGTGTTACCTGCTGCCGCTTTAGTTCTAATTGCAGAACCTGCTGGTGCTGCTGGAGCTGCTGGAGCACCTGCTGCTACTGTACCAACTGAAGTCCAGTTAGTTCTAATCCAAGTTTGAAGTGAAGCCATCTTTGGTGCTGTAGCTGCTGCTGATGTTACTGGAGCAACATTACCAAGAATAGCAAATTCTATGTCTCGTTTTAGTTCTTGACCAGCTTTAGCTAATTGATAAGCTGTTTCTGTCTTACGACCAGCTTTATCAACTCCATCAAGAGTGCCAGTAATGTTTACTGTTTTACCCATGATTTGAGTTCTGTTAGTAGCTCTAACTGTAGGAACTGCTGTAAATGCTGCTGCATCTGCACCTTCGACAAGAGCTGTGTTAGCTGCTGCACCTAGTGTATCTGTTTGCCACTCATGTAGAGTAGCTGTTGCTTTAGTTTTTCCGATAGAAGAAACTACAGGAGTTTCTGTCGGAGCAATATTGTATATGGTGTTGGATAAATCCTCACGCATACCAATTGCTTGATAAGTATGAAATGAAGCCATTGTTAATTTTCCTTAAATAAAGTTTTCAAATAAAGCTGCTGCATCTCTGGCATCACCAGTTTGCAGTAACCTGTTCTGTTGTTTTTTAGTTCTATCTGTTACAGTCTGCTTTACTTTAGCTCCACCTTTCATTGTCTTGGGAGCATTAGCGACTTTCTTTTTAACACCAGCTTTACCTGCCATTAATTTGTCGTATTGTGCCGCTTTATGTAACACTAAAACATGGCGAGAATCATAGACTTGAGATAACTCTTCATCTGTGAAACCAACCTTTTTTCCATAATTGCGAATACTATTTCTAATTTGTTCGCCTTTGGCTTTGTCTGAAAACTCTGGCAAGGATTGTGCTAGTTTATGTGCTTCTTCTGCTACAAACTTTTGCATTTGGTCTGCCTTTACTGCTTTTTGCTCTTCAGCAAGGCGGTATCGTTCAGATTGCACAGCTTGTACTTGTTCTTTTTTTAAAGTCATATCTGCTACAGTTTTAGCATATCCTATTGGGTCGTTCTCACTCATTGCAGCTAAATCCTCTGGACTGTTATTATTGCTAACCAAGAATTGTTCAACTGCTTCAAGTTTTTGAGCATAGTCATCCCTAACCTTTCTAGCTTCAAGAATATCTTTTGCATTTGCTTCTATAGCTTTACGCTGTTCAGCAATTTCTTGAGTCTTTTTAGTATAGTCGCTGCCAAGCTGATAAGATTTTTTAAGCTCATCAAGGGTAACTTCTTTTTCTTCACCAGCCGCTTTGACTGTGAAAGTTTGTTCTTCCTCAACTACTTCTTCATCTTCTTCAATCTCGGAGTTATCTTCAGTTGCTTCTTCAACTTCTTCCATCTCTGGTTCAGCTTCTTCTTCAACCTCTGTTTCCTCTACTTCTGCTTCTTGTGTATCTTCTTCCGTTTCAGTTGGTTGCTCGTTAGAGTCCTCTGGTGTGGATAACATACCCTCAAATGCAGATGTTGCATCATCTATTGTTATAGGGTTATCATTCCCACTTCCAACTTCTGGAGTCGTGGTTTCTTCACTCATTGTATTTCCTTAATCGCCATCTAGGTGTGGCATTACCATACAGGCTAAATGCCTATAATATTGTCCATGATTTATCCTTAATCTTGTCGCTGTCTACGATAGATTGAAGTCTAGTCATCATGCTATCTATTGCTTTAATCCTGTTGTAAGCTCTTTCTCTTACATCTACATCTTCTGGATTAGAGTTCTTTATTTCTGCATAACACTCTTTGGTCATATCTTTTATTTCATCAAGAAATGATTGAGTATTTAATACGCTTTTAATTTCAGCTTTTTTGTCCATTAAATTTTAGGTGATGCTAAATTTTGTATCTTCTCTAAAGAGTTTATAATTTCTTTTGTTTTATTCATGTCATTTTTTGCTGAATCGTTATTTGATTTTTGTGCTAATTCCATTTCTTTTAATGCCATTTCTTTTTCAAATTGTATTTCTCTTTGTTGCAGTTCTAACATTTCTTTTTGCACTTTAAGTTCTAGCTCTTGTTTTTCCATTTCAAGTTTAGCCATATCTGATTGCATCTTCATCTGTGCTTTTTCTTTTTCTACTTGTGCAAGTATTTTAGCTGCTTCAGTGTTAGGGTCAGATTGTGGTTGTTGTGCTTGTTGTTGAGCCATTTGGTCAGATTCTTCTTGTGTAATATCTTTTAAGAATCCAGACTCATCTTTAAATCCTGCCATGTTTACAAATTTAGCCAGTGTGTCTCTGTATTGTTTTAAGCTAACTAATGGATTAGATAATCCGTATTCTGTAAGCATCTGCTCTTGTTTGTCTAACACCATTTGCATAACAGATAATTGCTCACCTTTAGAACCATTGCCTAGACCAACATTTACTGTGAGGTTATATTCTGTATTCCATTCTCTAGGATTCATGGGTACAAATTTGTTATTAACTTTAATAATTTTTTCTTTTTGTTGATATTTACATACAAGTTGTAATATACCTTTCATTAAAGATGAGACTCCAGTGTCAGCAAAGATACGAGCTATTAGTTCTATTTTGCCACCTGCTGCTGAACTCATTGCTGCGACTGCTGTGGCTGTCACATTCTGAAGAATATTAGGGTCTAATCCTTGTGATGCTTCGCTTACTCCTGTTCTTTTAGCTTGTACTGTGTCTAGGTATTCCAACATAGGGAATGATTGCCCTGCACTAGATTGCACCGCTAATGGAACTAAAGCATTTGGGTTTTTAATGCGAATAACACCACCTGCGGTAGATGTTAGTAAATCATCAAGATTAACCTGTCCTTCTACTGCTCCTACACGATAGTTGTTAGTTAAGTAAAGATTGTCTAGCATCTGTCTAGTAATAGTAGATTTAATTAATTGTAAATCCATAGTTCTGTCAGCTAATGATTCACCAAAGAATTTATGTGGTATTGGGAATGGGCATACACTATGGAATGGTTGATAGTCACATTCTTCGTGCATAAGCACTTTGTTGTCAGCGTAACAAACTCTATGTCGTTCTGCTATGCCATCACCATCCAAATCTGCACGAACATAACATTCGTAATACTCAACACGCTGCATACTTTCATTATCAGAGTTGTTATTATCAAAGGGTTGCTCACCTGCACCAAACCTTGCTACCCTTTCTGGAGTAAAGTCTAATAAATCTCCAGTAGATAATTCTGCAACAACATCTTTGTCATATCCCATTGTTATTAAATCACTACGAGTTACTAAACTTCTTTCTGCTACAAAATCAGCATCTTCAATATTAATAGCACTTTTGTCTATTAAAAATTCTTCTGGAGCAACTGATTCTATTTTAACTTTAGAATAATCTTTTGTTCTGGCTACCTTAATATTATAATAAACATTAATGATTGGTGGTGTCTCCATCATCATTGGCATACCCATCTCATCCATCATTGGCTGACCCATCTGGTCTACTGCTGGTTGTGGGTCTTGTTCTATAACTTCTTCATACTGTTCTTGAGAAACAACCTCTACCTCTTCATCTTGCATAATCATAGCAAGTTCATCTTCAGTAAGCATTTCGTATTTTTCTTTGGTTACATCTTTTTTGTCATCCCAGTAGCATTTAAGTACTCCTACTTTTTGACACAGTGCATCCCAAAACATATCGTGCAACAATTCAAAACCATTGTTGTCTTTATAAAAAATGTGGTTTACATAATTTGTAGCTTGTTCAGCCATCTCACCATCACCCTCATTAACTGGTTCAAATACTACTGCTTTTTGTGATTGTGTAAAGACCTTGATAAGTTGCGGCAATGCTCCATCTACAGCCTCTGCAACCTCTGCTGTTACTATTTGACTACGACCCTCTACCTCATTTCCATAAGGCTCTCTCATATAATAGTCTAATGCAGATGCCCTTTGTAATTGAGTTTCGGTTGCAATAAAGCCTAACGAGTCATCAATATGGTCGCCAATAATATTAACTAATTCTCTATTGTCACTTTCATCTACTTTCATTTTTTTCTTATCGTATGCCATTTATACTATCCATTGTTTGTTAATCTCTAGTGGTTTATCCCAGCCATCATCTGTTTCATTTAATCCTACAGCTAAATATCTAAAAGAGTCAGCAGCGTGGCTTGTAAAATCATGCACAGGTTTATCAAAGAAAACATCACGCTTTTCATCATATTGCCTACGATAGTTTCTTAATAAATCTACTGCATCTTTTACTTTTGTATTAAACCAACATCTAGGTAGTATTCTTCTAACAGCTTGTATGCCATCATCTACACCTAGCTTTGCTACAACCCTACAATTTAACCTAGCTTCTTGTAATACTTCTAATCTGGATTTACCTGTGCCTAATTCTCTAACTTGTATATCATGAGGAAGTAGCTGTTCTGCTGTATCGTATCGGTTATCCCTTAACCAATTAATATAATAATCTAATCCCTGACCATGATTTTCTAAAAAGTCTATGATATGTATTTCTTGTCCAACTATTTGTGTTACAAATATTGCAGTGCTATCACCCATACCTAAATCCCAAGATACGAATGTCTTACATATATCATCACGCAATACACTATCACTTATCTGACCTTTAAATTCTAGGTCATTAATTAATGTTCCGTAGTAAGCACCCTCAACAGGAGTATGGAAATTAACTTCAAACTCTTGTGAGTATTTATCTTCACCCATTTCTTTTTTAGCTGCATCAAGTTCTTCTTGGTCTACTAAACCTGTTTCACTAGCTTTAAACTCTAACAAGTTCCAACCATCCTCACCAGATATTGCTTTATCTCGCAGCGTTGCAAAATGGTTTCTACCTTTTGGTGTACCTATAAACATTACAAAACCTTTTCTGTCTGCTATTGCTGGTCTTATAATTTCACTAAATAAACTTGGATTGATTTGTGCATACTCATCAATTACTACCCCATCAAGATATATTCCACGAAGTGTATCAATACTATCAGCACCATATAAACTTATTCTGCGACCCATGAAGTCTGACCTCAACTCTGCAATGTTGTTTACAGCTTTTAATGGTCTAGTAAATTCTGTTAGCATATCCCATGCAATTCTTTTTGCCTGTGAATATGTCGGAGATATTAGAGCAAATCTAGGATTCTTTAGTTTGCAATTTAAAGCACTATGTATTAATTGGTTAATAGCACCTACAGTTTTTCCCATTCTTCTGTGTGCTACAACAACAGTAAATCTGTTAGTTCTTACAGACTTATGTATTTGTCTTTGTGGTTCTCTGGGTATATAACCTGTGTTAATCGTTGTCATCTATACCAGTAACAACTTTAATCATTAATGGTTCATCACTGTCACCAGATATTTTAGTATCTTGTTGTACTTTCCCATCACTTCTGTCTAGCACTTCTTTAATAGCATGGACATCGCCATCTTCTGCTTTTGTTAATAAAGCATCTACTACTTTGTTAGCTCTCTTTGCTTCATCTTGTATTAACTTGCGTTTAAGTGTATCTCCAAGTAATCTATTGATTTTGCTAGAATTTGTATTTCCTTTATTTACTTCAGAACTGCGTTTAGCAGCTAACTCTTTTCTTTCTTCTATATCCATTTTTATGCAACTCCATTACGGGTCATTGCTCCTCTTTTAGTTGATTCATTCTATACAACCTTGCTTCTTCTGACAAGTACAACCATTGAGCTAGGTCATCATAGTCTCTTTTACATGAGATACATCTAGCTACCCCATCTTTTTCCTCAATAATTCTACAAACTCCATTACAAGAACTGCTTACCATTTAACTTTGTTTGCCCAGAAGGCAGCTGACATTTTTCCTTTTGCAATGTTTTTACCATGTCTGGCTTTAAATGACTTTGCTCTATTTGTCATTTTTCTATCACCACTAACACCTTGTTGACCAAATCTAATTGTTTTAACTTTGTCTCCAACTTTAGCTACTACTACATGAGATTTTGTTTTGTGGCTTGGAGTTCTTTTAGGTTTATTAAATCCAGATACACCTGCTCTTTCTATTCTTGGGTCTTTCATGCTTTGGCTTTAGCTTTTTTAGATAAGTCTTTAAAGTGTACTAATTTTTGTGATGTCTTGGTATGTGTCTTGTTTGTATGCAAACTGCCATTAGGCATTTTGTGCATATTACCCTTCCACTCTTTACCATCTTTAGTATAATGCTTTACCCCTTTCATAATTTACCCTATCACCTTTGTTCTAGTTTTTGCAGCTTTAGCAAAATCTGCTGATGTTGGTCGACCTTTGCTACCAACTGATGCCATTCTTTCTACTTTAACTTTTGGATTTTTTTTCTTTGCTAATTTTTGTCTTTTAATTCTTGCTTGTTTAGCATGAATGTTGTCATAAAGTCCACGATTTTCTTTCATACACAGTCTCCTACAGACTCAAACCATCTGCGTAACTCTTCCAGCTTGTTGTTCAATATCTTGGCTTCGGTGGTTTCTTTCCTTTCTTCATTTCTATTTTCCTCGTTAGTCATTAAATTTTTTCGCAT